AGATCAGGTCGCTGATGTCTGTCAGGATGCTCATAGCCCGAAGTCCTCTGCACTGAGGATGTCCTTGGCGTCCTTGTCCAGACGACGTGCAGCCCGGATGTGGAAGGGTCGGGCAGCCATCCGGCTCGTTCCCAGGGCCACATAGGGCGCGTACAGGACGGTCGGGCCGATGAGGTAGGTGGTCGCGTTAGCCTGCTCCGCCTGAGTGCTGTTGAGCATCGTTCCGGTGTCGACCGCGTGTACTGCCTGGATCTCTTCCTTGACGTAGCCCACTCCGATCTGGCTAAGTACCCGGACCTTCTGTGCTGACACCTTGTCCACGTTGCTAGCAGCCAGGAGGAACTTGGAGGCGAGCTGGCCCATCGTCATTTCACCGCTCATGCGAGGTTACCCTTCCCCTCCTGGTTGATGTTCTCGTAGTCGCTGGCGATTGCCTTGCGAATCATGGCCAGGCCGTTCAGGCTGATCTTGTCGATGAGCAGAACCTTACCCGAAAGATCCGGCTCCTGTCGGCAAGCAATGACCTTCACGGCCTGGCCCGACCTCAGTGTGGTCCCCCGGGAGACCTTCACCGAGTATGTGGCCTCAGTACGTGATTCTGCTGCGTTGAGCAGGACTGAGGTCTGTACGAGACCGGAGATGGGGTCGCCCACGGGAGTGAGGCTTCGAGTTACGTTGATGCCGACCGTTACCGGCTGGCCTACATCCATGATCTGGATCTGGTCGACGAGCACTGCCGCTGCAAGCTGGCGGGCGGACTCATCCAAGGTCTGTGTCGACATCGACATCGTTACCCCACCTCCCGCTCATGTCAGTGCGGCTGACGTGGCGACCCTCGGGGATGAGAACCTTCGTCAGGATGCCATTGCCGGTCGCCTGAGCGACCTGGGACATGCTCTTGTAGTACGCGGTGAGAGCGCCCCAGCTTGGCGCGTCAACGGCGACGCTGGTGCCTTCTGAGGACGACTGACGAACGACCGGCTGAGCTTCCAGGAAGCCCACGAGGCTGAGCGCTGCCCAGTAGGGGTCGTATGTCAGGATGTAGTCGGGCTGGCCAGGCCACACTCCGTTGACGTCCGGGACCAGGGAGGCTGCGAGCGCCCGGTCCTTCATCTCAGGAGTGATCAGGGCGTAGCCAGGCAGGTTCCAGAGGAGAGCGTTCAGCTCATCGATTGCAGTCACTTCATCCTCCTTGGGTAGAAGAGAGGGGCAGGCAGACCCGCTACCTGCCCCTCATCTCTGGTTGGTGTTGCTAGATCAGCCACGCATGGCGTTGATCAGGTTGTTGAAATCGGCCTTCAGCTCGTTGGCGAGAAGCACGACTGCGTCGTACTCTGCCTTGGTGGGAGTGGCTCCTGCTGCTGCCACTGCGTTCGGTGCTGCGACGACGGCAGTGGTAGCCAGGATGACTTTCCGCTCCCGCTTCTCGCGGCCTGCGTTGCGACCCATCTCTAGGCCTCCTTCTTCTCAGGAGTGTTGATCGACTTCTCGATCTCCGCGGCCCGCTTGTAGAAGTCGGCCTGGCCCTCGATGACGGGAGCCGAACCGAGTCGCTTCTGCTTGGCCTTGAGTGCTGCCTTGGCGTCGGCTTCCATCTGGATGGCTGCCTGCTCCTTGGCTTCCTGACGGATCCTGAGGTAACGAGCGCCTTCGCTCTCGTATGCCTCGGGCTCAGGTGTGGCTTCCTGGGCCACCTCGGGAGTCTCCTCCTCCGGTGCCTTGTCAGCTGCCTTGGTCATGTGCTGACCTCCTACTTGCCGACCGGGACGTTGTCACCAGGGGTGGGGTCGGTCGGGGCGATGATCGCGAACGGGTAGTCCGAGATGTTGCCACCGACTCGAGCGGTCGAGTAGGCCGTGGCGAACGCGACCCGGAACTTGAATCGCAGAGCTACCATGTCCTTCTCGGCCAGGTTGATGCCGCCGACCGTAGCCTCGGTGAGGACCTTGACCTGCACGTCCTCACGGATGCCGATGACGACCTTGGATGCGTCCCCGACGAGAGCCGTGGCCACACTCTGGTTCCATCCGCCGTTGTTGACGTAGCGGAGGGACTGACCGTAGATCTCCGGGGTGGTGCCGTCGCGACGGATGCCATCCAGGTAGATCGGCTGGCCATCCGCGTCACGGAGACCACGGAGGCGACGACGCAGGAAGCGACCGGTGAAGGCGCTGTTCACGTCGAAGCCATCGTCCTCAACGTAGCCGAAGGCCTCGTTGAAGTCGTCGGCCAGGTCGATGGATGCCGTGCCATCGGGGAGGAAGCCCTCGACGATGTAGTTCTTCGCGGCGATTGCTCCCGGCACCAGGGCCGGATCCAGCCAGGTGGCAGGCTTGTTCGTGCCGAAGAAGATGGCTGCGTCGAGGACACGACCGAACTCCTGTGCGACCAGGGGCTTGACTTCACCCCAGATGTCGAAGTTGGTGTCGGCGAGAGTGTTCTCGTGGACCGGGACGATGACCGCCATCTCTTCGGCGATGAGGTCCTTGTTGGCCCACGTTGCCTTGGAGGTCGGCTTGGCACCGGTCGCGTCTGCTCCGGCGTCGTCGGTGACCCAGCCAGCGGTCGGGATGGCGCTCAGCACCGGCATGCGAAGCGTTCCCACGCTCATGCGGATGGTGCGGAAGGCCGCGAGCGCTGCACTCGACTGGGTATCCGGCTTGATGATCTCGGCGAGGTCCTGCCGAGCCAGGAGAGCCAGTGCATCGGCTCTGGTGATGTCAGCCATTGGACTGACTCCTTTCTGGCCCGGAGGCCTCTAGAGGGGTACTACTTCTACCGCTTGATGGCTGCGCGAAGCAGGTCGTTTGGGTTGACCTTGCCATCTGCGGGAGCTGCTGCACCACTACCGAGGGCGGAACTCGTGGCCGTGGGGTTGGCCTTGTTCCAGTCCTTGACGATGGTGGCGATGTCCTTGTCGGTCTCGAACAACTCACGAGTGAACGTCCGGCTGTCGAGCGCCTTACCGATGGTTCCGCCTGCTGCCTGCAGGAACGCCTCGAGCCGGTCGTACCGGGTCTGCAGCGTGTCCACGGCTTCCTGAGTCGGACGAGCGTTGAGCTCTTCCTCCAACTGGGTGGTCCGCTTCGCCTGTGCACGGGCCTCCGCCAGCTCTGTCTTCTGAGTGGCGATGGTGCCCTTGTAGGCGGCGAGGGATTTGACCAGAGGATGGTCGTCAGGGAGCTTGGTCGGCTCCTCGGTGGTTCCGGTCTGCTCAGTGCTACCGTTACCTCCCGTTTCGGGAGTGGTGCTCTGCTGCTGACCCTGCTGCTCCTCGCCCGAGGTTTCCTCGGTGGAGCCGTTGTTCTCGGTAGCCATTTCGGCTGTCCTTCCTGTTATTGTGCCTGATGAGAGCCTGCTGCGCAAACCCCCGTGTGGTCCCTGGCGCGCCGCCTAGCTTTACTAGGTGTGGCCTGGGCTTCTTCCTCCTTGGAAGCCTACTCCGTGATCGGAGTCATGCTGGCCAGCTTGCCCTCTACGTCGAAGTAGAGTTCTCGGTGTAGCTTGCCAGTCTTCTTGCTGACCAGATTGACCTGGTCGTCTACCTCGGGGTCGGCCAGGAAGACGTTGTAGTCCTCCAGGTCCTGCATGCCCTCCGGCAGGGTCTCTCCGAGTGCCTTAGCCACGGTAGCCCGTGCCTGGGTGAATGTCGTTGCCATCTTGATCTCCTTATTTCTCGAACGCTGCTACGATCCAGTCGGTCGGCATCAGGTCATCGACCCGGAGCCACTGGACTGCTGCCGAGGACCCGCCATACTTGCCGTAGTCCAGGCTGGCCAGGTATCTCTGTGTGACGTCCTGGCTTGCCCCATTATACACCTGGCCCTCAATGAAGCGCACCTTTCCCTTATAGATCTCAGCGTTCCAGATGTGCGCTCCACCGTTCTTCCACGGTCCAGCGACTAGGAAGCGAGCGCCCTCGGGGAACTGGCTCAGCTCATTGACAAGGCCATCAGCGCCTCCCTTGGAGAAGGTCATCTCACGGGTCTTGCCAGTCTTCGGGTCATACCAGTTGCTAGCGGTCCAGCCACGACTCTTGTCAGCGCCTGCTCCGGCTGGCATGGCCTTGACGTCGAAGCCCCTCATGCGCATCTCAGTAGTCGCGGCCACACGTGTGCAGTTGATCTCGTAGTCACGGAGCGCGGCCTTCATGGCAGGCGTGAGGGGCTTGCCGTTCTTGACCTGCCATGAGGGGTTCTTCGGGTTGGCATCGCCACGGCGGACAGCATCGTTGAGCGAGTTGTTCTTGTAGTCCAGGCGTGGCAGCTTGTCCACCTTCGGGGTCTTCTTGAGGAACCGGTTCGGGTTAGCCTCACGAGCGGCCTTACGCTCAGCGGCCAGGGCACGCTTGGCAGCGTTCTCTGCCTTGAGGGCTGCGTTCATGGCGTCCCGGTACTTGATGCGCTGTGCGTTAGCGGCCATGTAGTCCGGGTGCTGATACAGCTCCTCGATGGTACGGTCGGCAGGCCAGCGCTCACGCATGGCACGGGTCTTGTCGAACTCTGCATCCATCTTGGCGTGAAGCTCCTTGGAGGTGAGCGTGTCGAGGTTCTCCTCCACGTTCTTCTTGGCCCACCTGGGGTCCATGACCACTGAGCCGTCAGGCTGGAGCGTGCCCTTGTACTCCACCCGACTGCGTAGCGTGGGGATGAGAGTGCAGCGGCCATTCGGGTGGTCACGGATGTTGCCATCCTCCACCACGAGGCCGTCCCTGCTACGGCAGTAATCGCACGTCCGCTTGGACTCCTCGCTGGACCAGA